TCTTGGCTGAACCGCCTACGAAACTGTATGTAATATTCTTAGCCATCTATACTCCTTACCAGGAACGCGGGCAAAGTCCGTCATAGAAACTGTCTAAGTAAGAGCCGCCGATTCCTTCGTATACCATAGGACGGTTGGACTGGTTTGCACGTTTAAGCAACCTTACGGCGTTCGCAAATTCCTCGTCGAATACCGGCTTGATGTCCATGAGCTTGTAACGTAAACAGAGCTTTGCGCATACGCCGTCCTCAAGGATAGAGATAATCTTTTCTGAATAATAGAGCTTGTCGTTGAGCTTCAAATCCGGAAGGCCCTTAAGGTAAGTAACCCTGTACTGTACGGACTGGACTGAATCCGTCTCGATAATGAATACTTCATAGGCGTATTCGATATTTTCTACCTTATGATGTTCGAGCTGCGTCTCGCATGTATAGAAAGTCGGAAGGCCGAGCTTTGTCTTGGAATCCAGCAGCTGGCGTTCGCCCGGGAAAAGCTGTACGTAACGGTTTCCGAGCTTACGGCTGAGGGTTACGACTCGGTCCGGAAGAGGCTTGATTATCAAATCCGGCCACTTGATGTCGGCTCGTTCCACCCATTCGAAAGTATACGTGCCGGGGATAGCCTCGCAGCCGTAGACTTTATTTCCGCATTTCCTTACCTTTCCTACGAGCTGGCTAGATGCGGCAGGCAGTGTATCGACTTCTTCCCATCCGTCAGGCAGTTCTTCCATGACCCTGATGATGCCGTTCTTGGTTACGTCGGCAGTCTCTACGTCGGAAAGAATCAGATTCTGGCCGTTGAGCTCTGCGATAAGACACTTGAGGTCATTCAAGCCCTGCATGGCCTGCGTACCAGTACAGGATTGAGCATCCCCAACTAGTGAGCATCTTTGAAAACATTGATTTAGAAGTGCGTTCACTGAAATCATTATTTTTATCCTTAAACGTTTACAAAACGTATGTTTATTGCTATATTATTTATTATGACAGAATTATGGATAAAAACAAATAACAAACCTATTAGAGGAAATATAATTATTGAAATTTCAAATATGGGTCGTCTTAAACGTTTGAATGGAATAATATATGACTCTAAACTACGCCAAACAGTAAAATTTAATGGGAAACTTACACGGGTATATAGAGTTATAGCTGAAACATTTTTACCAAATCCTGATAATAAACCGTGCGTAGACCATAAAACACATAAACCAATCAATATGAATATTAACGATATTAGAAATTTAAGATGGTGTACACATCAGGAAAATGACAGTTTCCCTGAAGCAATAAAAAATAAAAGAAATGCAAAAATTGGAACACATCCATCAGAAGAAACTAGACGAAGAATGTCAGAAGCTCATAAAAGAAGATGGCGAGAGAAAAACAAAAAGAGCTGAGGAACTTCCTCAACTCTTTTATATCGTTATTTCAATTTATATTAGCCGATCTTGAAGTAACCGACAACAGATTTGCGAGGATCCGGAAGACTAATGCAGTACGGAGCGTCGATACGTGTAAGAGTCGTCATGAACTTGCCGTCACCGTAGGTGCTCATCTTCAGAGAGACGTTGTTAACGGAAACCGTTTCGTTTTCAGAACCCGGAAGGTCAGAGAACTTATAGGTATCGAAACCAACGGCGTCTTCTGTACGGCACTGGCCGAGAGCATACTTACCGGAAGCAACACCGAGTTCAGGAGCAGCAGTGGTATAGCCAGTCGGAACCCAAGCGTTTGCGTTGTTGACGTTGTGGCCTTCTACAGCGAAGCGAACAGCCGGAACGTTACCGTCCTTGTCGGCGATGATGTAGAGGTCCTGATCGGTTTCCATACCGTCGACACCGATAAGCTTAGCGTTGACCTTGAACGGAACGCCAGGAGCAGCGGTGAAAGCGACATCGTAACCGACGACAGTTGCAGATTCTGCACCCTTACCGGAGATTGCAGTGACAGCCATAGCAGCGGTTTCAGTACCAGCGACGTTAACGATCGGCATCAAGCTTTCTTCGATAACGGAGGCACCGGCATACTGACCGAGGTAAGCGTCCTTATAAATCTTGGTCTGGATTTCAGACGGGATGAAGTTTGCGAGACCGCCGTTTGCGATTTCACCTGCGACAGTCGGCTTCACGAAGGAAACCTTAGTACCTGCGACACCGACTTCGTCAAGGGCCTTGGACATGTCCGTGAGGGTCTTGAAGTTTGCGGAACCGACGGCAATCTGGAAAGCCTTGTTGATGGTCTGGTCGATAGCGTCCTTTTCGATAGAACGTGCGAGCTTGACACCGCGCGGCTTTGCGATTTCGTTGGTGAAAGATTCAATATCGGTGAGCTTGTTCCATGCGTCGAGTTCAACGGAAGTATTCTTGTTCTGGAGGGTCACGTCGACCTTGACTTCGTTGATTGCATCCGGATTGGCTTCGAGGCCGTCCATGACCTGGCCCGGATCCGGGATATAGATGGAATAGGTCTTGCCGTATTTCTTGCCTTCAAGTTCGCCCTGAGTCATGTAGCTGTGGGCTTTCTTGAGGTACGGGAGGTTGTCGTAGACTTCGCCTGCGATGAGCTTGGTCTTGTGGTTGTTGGAAAACTTGTTTCCGAGATTCTTATCTGCCATAATGTTTTAATCCTTTTTAAAAATGTTAAAGTTTAGTGCGTCCTTAAGTAATTCAGGATGGATTCGTCACTGTCGAAAATACTTCCTGCAGACGCTTGGCTCTTGATTCCTGGCTTTCCGATTACCGGCGCCGGTGTTACCATGGAAGCCCTCAGGTTATTTTCCAGTTCTCTAATCTTGAACTGACGGTCCATTGGTGTTACGTTGTCGCTGAACATTTCAGATACGATGTCTGGCTTCATAGCCATTTCGTAAAGGATTTTCGGGCCCATGTCGGAACGCATAATGTACTGAGCGATTTCCTTGTCGGAATCAATCAAGTCTCCCAAGCCGTTCTGCAAAGCGATTCCGATCGTTTCACGATACTGTTTTTCCGCTTCCGGCGTCTTGAACAGTTTCTTGACATTTTCATCCTGACGGGACTTATATGCCTGTACTTCCTGGTCCTGTTGTGCCTGTTCCTGGTAACGTTGCTGTGCTTCCTGCAAGCGCTGATTCCACATGTTGTCGAATCTTTGCTGCACTAACGCATCGATATAGCTGTCGTCGTCCTGGAACTGTCCTCTGTTCAGCGGGGCATACTTATCCGGGTTTTCAAGCCTGTTGAGTCGTTCGAGAAGTTCGTTGTACTGAGCCTGCAGGTTGTTGTACTGGCCTTCGTATTTGGCCTTCTGCTTGTTCAGCTGCTTCCTGAAAGAATAACTTGCTCTTTCTTCCGGCGTGTATTCCCTGTGTCCCTGATTAGCCTTTTCATCAGTATTAACATTTTCTTCGGAAACAGTTGACGAAGCTGTTTCGTCGGCGGCAACTCCCGGTTCCGAGTTAACTTCTGTTGTCGTCTCAACTTCGGTTTCCATCGGAACTTCAAGTTCATCGTTTATCATATATTTTTCCTTATTGCATGGTAAGCGCCATGTTCGCTATGATTTATTTATAAAAGCGATTTAGCCCATATATGCGGCCTGTCGCGTTTTACGTTCTGAAATAATTCCCCTAGGTATGTCAGGCATGGAGAAAGTAAGCGCAAGGGCGTCCGCGGAGTCAGGAGAACGTTTCAAAATGAGACGTATATCCTCCTTCTTTATCAGCTGTACCTTGTCGTGCGGCGACAGTTCATATCTCGTAGCCTTCAGTTCTTCCTTCATCTGGTCGTCGATACCGTTTATGCCGTGCTCGTCTATGTATCGTTTGGTAGTGACGTACATCTCGGCTCTCTTGTTAAGGTAAGCCGGATCCTCCGGCGAACCGCCGAAAGGAATCATATACGTTATATGTTTGTAATCGGAATCCATCAACAGTTCGTAAAGGCCCTGTCCGTACGCCTGGTCGATTGCGATATGAGAGAAATTCGATGCGCCGAATTCGTGTATGACTAATTTGATTTCCGCGAACAGGTCCTTCGCCGATGCGAGCACTTTCCTTATGACCTTTATGACATTGTTTCCCTTCCTTACTACGATACAGTTGCAGTCCTTCCCGTAACCTGCACAGTCTACTCCTATCGAAACCGTTGTTCCTGACTTCGGTGCGGGTTCCAACATAGCGTCCGTAAAGAGTACGCCGGAATTGTTGTCTTCGCATTCTACGCCTTCGAATTCTCTCAACCACTGTTCTTCTGAAAGACAGGTCTTTTTCATGAGCTCGATTTCTTTCTGCTTGATACGGTAGTTATCCGACGTCTTCGCAGTAATCACCTTAACGTTCCTGTCCTTTACGAAACTTGTAACCCAGTTGGCAGGCCTAGGAGTTGAACACATCACTATCCTAGGATCCTCATCCAGGTCTCTCTGACAGTACGCCAGGACTTCGAAAAGGTTAGGCGGGGCAAGGCAGACTTCATCAAGTATTGAAAGCTGAATCTTGGAGAAACCTCTTATGGAGTCCATGTTAGAATACGACGAGAAATAGATTACACCGGTTTTACCGTAAGTAATCTTCATAGAAACGCGATGCACCTGGAATTCTTCAGGCTTTAGAATCTCGAACAGACGCTGTACGATTTCGTTCATAATGACTTCCGTAAGGGCCCTATAGTCTTGGGCTAATATAAGTACCCTCTGACCTTTCAAAAGGGCCATGACGGCTATCAATGACGCGATAAACGACTTACCTGAACCACGGCCTGCACGAAGGTAAACCATGTCATCCTTGCATTCCAGCAATTCCCTCTGGTGTCTGAACAGTTTGTACCTAATGTTCATAATCTTCTGGCTTAGCGTCCTCGAATATTATGTTAATATTGTTGTCGGATTTGACGTCTGCCTGTACTGCCTGTTCTACCTTTTCAGAGTACTTGGATTTCCAGCGTCTCTTCATGAGCTCGATATACTGCATCTTGCCCTGCGTAAAGTAGTTGAACGACAACAGGTTTAGAACCTGCGCCCTCATGTCATGATACCAGTCTATACATTCGTCCAATAAGGCCTGTGTTTCTTCGCCTATTTCGTTATTGAAAGTATGGTATGTCCATACGTCCTTGCAGTCTTTACGTACCTTTAGTTTCTTAGGGAAGTATGACTGTATGTGCATCATGAAAGTAGAGAACTGTTTCGGAGTAATCTTGTCTCCGACCATTCTTTCTTCGGCGCCCGAATTCAACAAAGCCATGGTAATACCAGTAGGACAATAGCCTTCCTTGTCGTATTCCATTTCGCCCATGCCGTCGATATTGACAACAGGCTTGTCGAAATTCTCCAAGAGGAACTTCATCTGGGCGTGCCTTTTCTTCATACGTATGATGTGTGTACCGCCAGCCATTAGAAACCTCCTGTAGGTCTTAGGTCGATAATCTTTTCCGCAATAATCCTCAAGAGGTCCTTGATTTCTTCTAGGTCCTTCTTATAATTTAAAACCTGCTGAGTTTCTGGCTCAACAGGTGCTTCTTGTTTACATACTTTCTTCATAAATCATTTCCTGTGTGCTTAAGCTGCACATTAGCCCATGATTTATTTATAGACTAGAAGTATCGGATGCTAAACTTGTCCTCTCCTACAGAATAGGAACCTGTAGAACCATATCCGCCGTAGCCCTGCCAGAAAGCAGGATATACGTAGAAACCGGTCTGCTGCGAGTTATAGACCCTGAGGAAACAGCCTGGATGGTTTACGCCTGCGCCAGCGTCAGAAGACGGAGCGAAGTTCAGATAAGACGAAGCGACGAAATCCGCGTCGTCCTGACCTGAAGTTTCCTTTAGGCCGAAGAGGACGTTCTCTCCGTGGGTCACATACGAAATCGTATTGCATTCGTAATAGATGTCCGCGACTACGCTCGCAGGGATATAAATCGGAAGAGGTGCTCCCTGGTCGTTCAGGTCAGTAAGGTATACGAACGGGTTAGACTCGCCGCTTTCCCAGTAACATCCAGAAGAAGCCGTTTCGTTTGCAGTAGTAACCGCGGTCTTTACGAAAACCGAATTGCTCCCGCCGTTGGTACATACGAAGCCTCTTTCAAGACCCGACGGAATGACCTGTGCAGAAACCTGGTTGCCGCTCATATCCTCGAATACGAGGCCGTTAGGGCCCGCCTGAGGGGTATTGACGTAATGAAGGGACTTGCAAGGAACCGTTTCCTGAGAGCCCTGGCCTGTAACGAAATCCGCTGAAATACTTGCGCCGTTTCCGCCGCCTACCGCGAATGTGACATTTTGACTATTGACAATTGCAGACATTTAAAAATCTCCTTAAAATATTTATTTCCAGTCAGCCGGTATCTGGGCGAGCTCTGCCGCGCCTTGTACAGTATTTGAACCACAGTTAAAGAACGTTTGAGAATGACTACTCGGCGGCGTTGCCTGTGTAGACGCCTGATTATATAATGCCAAGGCACCGGCTCGCACATTTGTACAATTAAATAACATCTCTGACATATCTGTTACATTGGACGTAGCGTATAGATACACAATCGTAAGCGATGTACAGCGCATTAGCATACCTCGCATATTCGTCACTTTATTAGTAAAGAAGAAAGGCGCCTTAGTAAGCGATGTACAATTATAGAACATATACCCCATATCTGTTACATTAGAAGTATGGAATAATGGTACAGTTGTAAGTGATGTGCAGCCATTGAACATATACCCCATATCTGTTACATTGGAAGTATCAAATAAAGGTACAGATTCAAGCGATGTACAATGATAGAACATAAATTCCATAAGCTTTACATTGGAAGTATCAAATAAAGGTACAGTCGTAATTGATGCACAACTATAAAACATCTTGGTCATTTTCCATACTTTTGAAGTATCAAATAAAGGCACAGATGTAAGCGATGTACAATTATAGAACATCTCATTCATATCTGTAATGTCCGTCGTATTAGCGCCTAATACTTCAACTACGTTATTAGAGCCCGAAAGTAAGTCTGTAAAACTTTCACCGCTCTTGTATACGTCGTATACATCTGTAGTACCTGGAACTAACGTAGCTGTTTCATATCTAGTATTTGTGTCCTTAATTGGTACATTTCCGTCGCTGGTTCTGACTCTGACCGTATTAGCCGGCAGATTTAACGGGTTATAAGGATCATCTGGATAATAAAACTCGTACTGGTTGTTATATAATAAAGTTTCATTATTGAAAGCTAAAGAATCTGACATGTTAACTCCTTATTTCCAACCACTCGGAATTTGAGCAAGTTCTGCTGCGCCGGTTATCGTGTCGCGACCACAGTTACGGAACATTTGATAATGATATGGTTGTGTTGTTTGTGATGATACCTGCTGGTACAATGCTAAAGCACCTGATGCTACTTTGTAGCAATTATTTAACATATTGTACGTATTCGATACTTTGGATGTATCAAATAGTGGAACAGATGTAAGCGAAGTACAATCATTGAACAGATATGCCATATTCGTAACACTAGATGTATCAAATAGTGGAACAGATGTAAGCGAAGTACAACCATTGAACAGATATGCCATAGCTGTTACATTTGATGTATTGCCATCTATTACTTCCAATAAAGTATCATATTTTTCCCATGCTTGCCACCAGCTTCCATCATACGTCCAGTCCCATACATTAGGTGATGATGATACCTGCGTTAATGTACCTTTAGAATTTGTAGGTATAACTCCATCTGCAAATCTTAAACGTAATGTATATGGCGGCAGATTTGCTTTTGTCGGCCAAATTTTGGAACCGTTAAAATACAACGAGACTTCCGCCCCGTTGTATAACATCTTGCTCGGCGCATTGCCGTTAAGTATCAATCCCATTACGACCCCGTTACGATATAAAGAATGTCAGAACCTGTCGCCTGTGCAGTAGAGCCGACGACCTGTGTCTTTACAGACCAATTATTCATGAACGAATATGCAGACTGCCAGTTATTGTAGTTATTGGTATTCATATACCATTCGTTACCATTGGTAGCAGAATAGTAAATCATGCCGTTCTGAATCTGCAGCTTTGCGGTAGTGCTGGCAGTATAAGAAGCACCGTCACCGGTATTGATGTTGGCGGAATTCCAGAACATGAAGAATGTTTCGCCTGCGCCGTCAAGTTCGCTCCAGAATGCCTTATCACCAGTCTTATTCTGCATAAGGTGCAAATGGGCTTCGTTGTTGTATGCGTTATTTTCGGCGACAATTTCAACAAGACCAGAATTGGAATTGACAGATATACCGGAATTCAGCTTATACGTAACCATGCCGGCCGTAGAAACATCGTAAGAAGTATACGGAATGTAAGGACCGCTTCCTCCTCCACCACCTCCAGTCCAAGTACCAGAATACGTATTGACCGTGTTATAGACAGAATTCCAATATCCAGAATTTGCAGTTACTACCTTACAAGCCTCGTCAGCAGACGCAGGGAGTGTATTTCCAGTAACAAGACTGTAGACATAGGCAGATGCGGCAGTAATATCGTTACTGTAATCCTTACCGGAAATAACGACCGCAGTAGAAGGCTTCGAAATCGTTACTGAACCGGAACCGATAACAGGAACCTGTGGATTAGTTGAGCCGCCAGCGGCAGAGAAAGCAGAACCGTTATAGCTCGTAATCTGTCCGCCAGTCAAACCGAGACCGGATTCGTACATGAGGCCTTCGACTTCTGGCAATCCTGAAATACCGATAACCGTAGCGGAATTTGAATCCTCTACGAAGTAAAGCGGATCCTGAACTCCTAACCTTGCAGACTGTGCAGAAATCTTATGTTCGACATTGTTGACTACAATCGGAAGTATGCCTTCGTATTCGATACCGCCTGTACTGCCCTGGCCGGCAAATGCAGAGCCGTTATATGCAGAAATCCTGTTGTTCTCGTCATATTCCCAGCCGGAAAGAACGTAATCGGCTTCATGTGCATGGTCGGCTTCGAAAGTGTTATCTGCGGAAGTAGCATAGAAACCGGAACCTGAAATACTGGAAATCAATATGCCGTTGGATTCCAATGCTGTATTCTCTACATAAGGCAGGTTAGCCGTAGAAGGAATCTGCGCCGTAGCCGCCGTAAATGCGGAATTAGCAGCAGCCGTAATTTCGTCAGTCCAGTCCTTGCCGGAAACGACATGGTCAGTAATGTCGATATTCGCTCCTGCTGAATACGGAGTGTTGTCGCCTGTGACAGCCGTCAGATAGTGCTGGTCAACGACCCAGTTAACTGCAGAATTGTATGCGTTGCCGGATGCGTTCTGAATAGTAGTCGTCCAGTCCTGATGTGCAGTAAGGTACGTATCTACAATCTTGCGTCCCAAAGAATCATAAGTGGCAGAATTCGAAGAAGCTGCGTTCAATGCCGTAATGGCGAGCTCTGCTGAATGTGCAGAAACGGCCATCTGAACATAGTCTGCGGAATTTGCATGGTATGCGTTGTCGACGATACCCGTGACGCTTATAACATGATTAGTAATATCAATGTTATTGCCGCCGCTATATTCAGTGACAGAAGTAGCATCGAGAGCAGATCCATTAATGGCTGAAATCTTTCCGTCGGGTGTTCCTTCGAATGTAGGAAAGGCAGAATCATGAATACCGATAACCGTAGCAGTTTGGCTATCCTCGACAAAATATAACGGGTCCTGTACGCCTAGGCGAGCCGATTCGGCGGAAATCTTCATTTCCTCGTTATTGACTACTATAGGCGAAATTCCTTCGTACTGCCCGCCATTAGAACCGGCAAAAGCAGAATTGTTATAGGCGGTTATATTACCGCTTTCGTCAAGTTCCCATCCGCCGTCAAGGAAATTGGCGGTCAAGGCCGTATAGGAAACGTTAGCGACTTCGGCATTCAATGCAGAATTTGCAGAATTGGCATAGTCAGCAGACCCCGCATGAACGGCTTCCTGCGATACAGTTGCTGAAATAGCATGTTCGGATTCAGAAGCACTGTTAGCCAGGTCGGCGTAGTTCGCGTTGTCTGCAGAAACCGCGTAGAAACCGGAACCCGAGATGCCCGAAATCAACGCTCCGTTAAATTCAAGAGAAGAATTCTGAACATACGGCAAATTGGAAACATCCTGGTGAGCCGTAAGGTAATTCTGTTCTTCTACCCATGCGGTAGACTTGTCGAATGCGGAATCTACGATTGCGGCGGAATCGCAAGGACAGTCAGGACCGAAAGCGGAACCGGAATATCCAGTAATCTTTCCGTCTTCGTATTCCAATCCACTCGTAAACATGTCCCCACCTGCTGTATAAATGGGCGAACCTTGCAGCAATCTATTATTTCTGGAAACGATATTCATCTATAAAACCTCTGTATTATTTATTTAAGCATCCTTGACGAGACGAACAGAGTAACCGCGTGACTTATAGTAGCTGTACGAACCCATCGATGCGCCCGTAGAGAAGTAACGGTTGTAGGCGTAGGAAGACGAGGTCTCAGTGGCCGTCCAGAAGTACGCGTTGCTGCCTAAATTGACGAAGTAGCCCGAATACTGGTAACCAGCGGGAAAAGCCGCAAAGCCGAAGTCGTCGGTTCCATTACCAGATGACCATCCTGTAGATGATTTGAGCTTTGTACCTGCAACGGATTTACCTCCAACGGCATCGGCTAAAGCATCCCACTCTGCTGCTGTTGCTAAATGCCAGCCACTGATTTCGTTTGCCGCTGCAACCGCTTCATCCCAAGTATAGAGCTTTCCGTACTTTAAGCCGTTCCAGCCATAAGTCGATTCGTCATTATTGTAATAAACACCGGTTGAACCGTAGTCCAAGTTCTCGGCAAGCCAAGTTACTCCGTTAATAGTCACCGTTCTGTACGTGCGTCCGCCAATGACAGCGGTATTAAGATCTCTGAACCAAGCTTTTACAGTAACGTCAGAACCTGTAAATTTAAAGTTACTTCCTGTCAATGCTGCACCAGTGATGTCATAGCTAGAGAAGGTATAGCCAGAATTCGGCGTGTTGCTCAACGTGACATTAGTTCCTGAAACTCCGGACATAGGTGATGCTGTAATAGTTCCATTACCGTCTGTTGCCGTGGTTACTTCATAAATAATTCTTTGCCAGAGCATTTCCTTGGAATTGTTCAGAAGCGCCTTGCCGTTGAAAGAAAGACTGAATGCCGAATTTATCATTTATCCTCCTTCTTCGCCAGCTCTATTTGAATCTTTGTCAGTATATCCATGATATTGTCGAGTTTCTGTCCGAACAACGCATGCTGGGACTTCATAAATTCACAGTCGTGTTCCAATAAAGTTATGCGCTTATCCATTTCGTCCTGAGCATCATCTCTCTTAGACTTAGTATCACGTCTCTGCAAATAAACGATAACATAGACTACCAAAGCAGCTATGACTATCTTTATGTCACCTGTATTGAAAGCGTTTGTTAACAAATCTTCCATTATGCTACCCTTATCCATCTACAAACTTGTAAAGACCTCATTCTATTTTCATGCGTTCCGCCACCACCAATATTAGAAGCAGTAAACGTTCCGGCGCCATAATATTCTGGGTGGTTAGTACCGTTATTAGGAATTTTTTTCTGTAAAGTACCATTTGCATTAAACGTTCCCCAAGAACCTCTAGCACCTGTAGTAGCTACAATTCCTCTACATGTGGTTGCATGTGAATGTGCAGGATAACCAGCAGTTGCAACATTATCACCAACAAATGAGCCTAATACTCCTGAAAAAGTTGCATTGTTTTGGCAAACTAATACACTTTCAGAAGTATCTTTTGACCATGTGCCGCCATAAATCACATTAGGGTCTGTATCATTTACAAACTCTACAATAGAACCAATTGGATATAAATCTAAAACATTCATCACTCTACCCTATACCATTTGTAAACTTGACGATACGGTTGCATATTATTATGAGCTTGACCACCACCAGTAGAAGCTAAAGTAGTAGTTCCATAACCATAAACTTTTGTAGCTGCTACGTTAATCCAATTCCATTTTGCTGTCATAGTCGTATTTCCATAAGTTCCTGTAGCAGCTCCAACTTTTGCAACAACTAATGAACCAGTATGATTGTGTGATTGCATCATAGCTGTAGTTAATGAAACTGAATTTGCACCAACATAACCAGATGTAGTTCCTGTTGTAGAAATATTAGCAGCACTATCATTTAATGCTGACCAAACACTACCTGAAAATGGACTATAATCATTTGGGTTAAAGGCGGAATCAGTGCACATATAAATGCTACCTACTGGATAAAATGTATCTATATTCATGCAATTCTCTCCCAAATTTTACAGATTAAACTTTTTTGTATGTTATTATGACTAGCCTTATTGGTTGAATTTGCTGGTGTTAACGTACCATTAGAAATTTTATCATAAGTTCCGTTTGTTGAGTTATAACCATTCCAGTTCTGCGTCTGGTTATCTCCGCCATAGCTACCAAAAGTAACTCTATTAAAGGTATGATTGTGAGATGGACACTCATTTAATGATAAAGTATGAGTCTCTTCACCACCATTAATGTTAGTGTCGTCAAAAAATCCAACTGGTGTTCTACCTTCGAAATTAGTAGTAACCCAAGTGCCACCAAAAGTAACATTTGGGTCAAAATCAGCGTTGACAGACTTATACAAAGTTCCAACAGGATATAAATCTAATATAGTAATCGTTTCGATTTCAATTCCAACAAAACCGTCATGATTACCATATTTGATAGTTCGTCCGTTATATTGTAGTTTGTATACATCAGACATTAGTTGCCTCCAGCTATACGATTGATACCTACTACTTTATAAATAAAACCGTTTTTTGGTTTTTCTGCATCCGTTGTTGGATTATAGTTGCATGCCCAAGCAGTTCCATCCGGTGTTGTCCATTCACGCCTGCTTTGTAAAATGGTATAGGTCAAATCATTATCACTAGAATATCCTAACATATACTTTACTGGATACCCATTTTGAATCATATAAGTTCCATTATAAGATATATAACTACCAGTTACAGGTTCCTGTTCCATACAAGAAATGAATGTTTTACCGTCAGATAATGCACAACCATAAATTCTAAATCTTTCAAAAGAACTCAAAGGTTCATTTAATGTAAATGATGCATTATATGCTGTATTACCATTATCTACTAAAACTGTTTCGTCAGATTCAAATACAAGTGTATCATTCTGTAAACTAATCTTTACACCATTACCTGCAGAAATCGGGAGAGCACTACCACCCCAAGCACCAGAATTAGAACTTACGGTTTCTGTAGTTCCGTTCCAGTCAGCAGAATTAGCAGTTACAGTCTCGATGGCTTCTGTTGCACTCTGAGGTAATTCATCACCTGCTGACAAAGGAACACCGGAAATTTCGGTAATCTTTCCGTCTGTAATTGTCAAGTCAGTATTCTGTAAGTATGTATCAGGTACAGCTGTCAAGAAGTTTGCAGAATCAGCTGTAGTCAAGTAACCAGTCATGTCTGCAGTCAACTGATAGTCTGTCAGAGACTGATGAGCAGTCAAGTAACCCGCCGGATTTTCATTCATCGGATAGAAGTTACCAGAATCAGACGTTAACAAGAAGTTTGCACTGTCACTTGCACTTAAGTAATCACCAGCATCCTGTTTTGCAGTCAAAGATTCAACTGTCGCATAGGCTGTCATTCCAGTAATGTCTTGCTTACCAGTTAAATCACCAGTTGTAGCCATGTCAGCAATGTCTGCTGTGTAAACTAAATCTTGCGGTAATGCTGTTAAAAATGTTCCTGAATCAGCAGTTGTAAGGTAATCTCCAGCAGGCTGATATGCGGTCATTCCTGCGATAGTCTGATAATCACTCAAATCCTGGTGGGCTGTTAAGAAAGTTCCACTAACATCGCTAAATGCTGTAGTATCAAGTTTAGCACTTACATTATTCCAGGTTGCGCTATTATCAATAACAGCCTGTTCAACTTCTGGATTACCACCCTGTGCAGTAACAGAAATAACAGTCTTTTGTTCTAAAGGATAATCTACGATAGAAATACCAGAACCAGCTGAGAGTTCAAAGTCACCACTTACTCCGCCACCTTGACCTGCAAATGCAGTACCATTATATCCAGTAATCTTATTATCAGAAATTTCAAGAAGGTCAGCACTCATTAAGCCATCTAATGACTGATGAGCAGTCAAGAAATCACCAGATACAGTAGAAAAAGCAGTGCTGTCAAGTTTAGAACTAAGCCCAGACTGTAAAGTATTTTCTGTAACGTATTCTGAAGGGACAGCGGTGAGAAAATCGCCAGAAACAGTTGAGAAAGCTGTTGTGTCAAGCTTGTTACTGATGTCTTGATGGGCTGTGAGATAGCCAGATGGGTTGCTTGTGGACGGATAAAAAGCAGATTCCATGTATTCTTTCATGTAACTCTGATTTTCAACCCAATCTTGTGTAGCATAAGAGCTTAATTCGTCATGAACAACATAGTCCCCAGCACTCTGATAATTGCCTGCAGGTTGTAAACCAGTAACACTAATAGTATGACCGTCAATATCAACGTAAGATCCTGCTTCATATTCTGTTCCTTCTGCCCACTGTGCACTATTTGCTATAACGGCGTCTGAAGCTTCGTCCCATTTACCTGATAAAGCTGATGGAATTTCTGTCTGAGCTGAGCAGCCAATAATACAGCCTTCCTCGTCGTCCTGAACGAAATATAACGGATCCTGGACGCCAAG